AAAGCGATACTGGATTGTTCCTTGATGATTCGTACCTCTACAAGATTCTTCGTGGCGAGCGAAAGCCGGAGAAGATTATCCAGAGCATCTGCAAGATTCTTGAAGTCGAGCAGAATACCGAAAACGAACCTCAGATGTGACTGCAAACGCATTTGAGCAAACAAGCAAAAAAGAAAGAGAGAACTAAAATGACTAAGAAAGAAGCTACCGTTGTCTGCATCAAGCCAATTGTTAAGAAAACCGCAAAAATCCGCATTATCGGCGATTCTCCGCTGATTGTCCACGCATGGAGCGAGAAGGCGAAGAAGGAGCTGCTTGCATCTCAGCAGGGTACGAAGCTCAAGAAGGATAAGAAGCAGGCTAAGAACGTCTACGGCGAAATCGCCGAAGCCCTCTACTGGATGAACGGCAAGCCGGACGTTGCCTACGCCGACTGGACGGAAGAGCTGCTGGACAAGTACGCAGCATCTGAGCAGTTCGGTTTCCCTGCTTGCGCTGTTAAGGCCGCTGCCGTTTCCGCTGCATTCCGTCTGGGCTGGACGAAGGACAAGGTTTCCGCTCGTGGCGCATTTATGATTTTCGGCGACAACGGTTCTGAGTTCATCGAAATTAAGTCCTTCAAGCAGGAAGGTGAGCCGAAGTTCGTAGGCCGTGAGGATTCTGTTCGTATCGGCATGGGAACTGCTGACCTGCGCTATCGTCCTGAGTTCGCCAACTGGTACATGGATGTTACTATCTCTTTCAACGAGAACGGCAATTTCAGCCTGTCTGACATCGTGAATATGCTGAATGCTGGCGGTGACCAGTGCGGTCTTGGCGAGTGGCGCATCGAAAAGGGCGGTAGCTGGGGCGCATTCCATGTTGAACTGAGCGAGTAACGCTCTTTTGGCTGTTAAGGCAAGGCAGTCGGGGACTGGTTCGGTGTGCAGTGGCTAGGAAGTGCACGGCAGGGTAAGGCTGGTTAGGCTAGGCGGTATATGTTGGGTTCCGGCGAGGTTAGGCTGTTAAGGAAGGTTATGGCGAGGTTTTGAGCGGTAAGGTCATGCGTGGCACGTTCGGGTTCGTTCAGGCTGGCGTGGTTAGTCACGTTGCGGATATGTATGGAACGGTATGGCAGGCCCGGTAAGGTGGGTTGTTGCTTGGTGCGTTGAGTTGCGATGTGGTAAGGCTGGCGAGGCTGGCTACGGACGGCAAGTAATGGTATGGATGGGCTGTTAGGGCAAGCTAAGGCTTGCCATGTTCTGATGTGTCGGAGCGAGGAATGGTGCGGCTGGCATGGCAAGTTACGATAAGGCGAGGTAGTGCCCGGTCAGTTGTGGCTGGCATGGCAGTGTTCGTTGAGGTAAGGCGACGTGGGTTTTGCTATGGCTGGCATGGAGCCAAAATTTTAGAAAGGAGCAAAAAATGAACATTAAAACTGGTTATCAGTGGAAGAACGACAAGTGCTGCTACAAGGCAACTGCCGATGAAGCCGCTGGTGCGTTTGAAGAAATCCGGCAGAACAGCGGAAAGCTCACGCCGGAGTTGGTTGTCGATTATGCTAGACCGAAGGAATCGGTTCTGCATAACGACTTTGAGTGGAGAGATGAAGTTGCCGCCGAGAAGTACCGTCAGGGTCAGGCACGGCACATGATTGGAGCAATTCGCATCACCAGCGAGGGTACGCAGGAGCCTGTCAGAGCCTACGTCAACGTTACGGTGGTTGCGCCGGATGAACCGCCTGTTCGGTCTTATATGCCGATGAAAGAGGTTCTGGAACACCCGGATTTGCACAGTCAGATGATGGCAGACGCTTTCCGGGATGCACAGAGCTTCAAGCAGAAGTACAACACGCTGGAACGCTTAAAGCCTGTCATGGACGCTATGGATAAGGCGTTTGACGGTGCGGTATAAGGAGGGCTGAACATGGAGCAGATTATCACTTTAAAGGTAGACCTTGAACACCCGAACGAAGCGCACAACGCCATTAACAAGGCGGTGGAAGCCTACGAGAAAAGCAAAAATCGCTGGGATCTCTTTGAAATCCACGAAGCCAAAAGCAGAGCACGGGACATTTTGTACAACCTGTGCAATGAAGGCTACAGTATGATATGGACAGTCACGGATGGCGCTGTCGGGCTGACGATCTGGAAAAGCTTTAAGGAGCCTTCTGTTGGCCAATGCTATATGCCAAAAGAAAGCCTGTACGACATCTGGGTCGAAAAGCTAGTTGCGCTGTGCATTGCCACAGGTCGGGAAGTCCCGAAGTTCATCACAGATAAGGCTGGTGAGTGCTGGTGATGAAATTTCGTAAAGCGCAAAGCCGCAAACGCAGACTAAAGCTTGCAATGGCAGCTGGCGTATCCAGAAACGATGCTAACAATGTGCTGTGGATGGAGAAATCCATCAACCAGTGCTTTGAACGGCACAACAGAGAAGAAAGACTGAAAGAGGAGATGCAGCGTGGAAGAAAAGTACTGTGAGCGCTGCGGTGCCTTTCTTGGCTTCGTAAACCCATGCAAGAAATACTGTGAAGAGTGTAAAGCCATTGTTCGCAGAGAACGGCAGGCCCTTATAAAGAAAGGAATCAAGACTGAGCCGGAACCGGCTTTATGTGCTTGGTGCAAGAAGCCAATGGTTCGGAAGTTCTGGTCTCAGAAGCATCACCCTGAATGTGCAGCAGATGCAAACAAGGATTTGACCAAAAAGTACAAAGCTAAAAGGCAAAAAGAGCTGAATGCGCTAAAAGCATCTGGCGAGTTCAAAATTACTTGGGATGTGCAGGAACCAGAACGTGCGAGACCTCAAAAGCACGAGCCTCCAAAGTATACCGTGCGCCAGATGAACGATGCCGCAAAACGATATGGCATGAGCTACGGCCATTACAGTACTTTACTTGCACAAGGAAAGGTGAAGGCTCCTGATGAACGGTAAATACTACGGTCAGCGGGAAATCCGATGGCACAGCCGGGAGAAAGACCGACTGGAACACATACATAATAGAAAGGATAAAGATGAAAGCATTCGTAGAAATCGTCCTGATTTGGGGCATTGTCCTGGCATTGGTTCTAGCAGCGTTCCTGCTAAACTTCTGGTTGGTGCATCACATCGAGCTTCTGGTCGGAGCTAAGGCAACTTGGTACATCATTGGTGTTTGCGTTCTGATGGCCACCTGCTGGATTTTCGGCACAGGTAAGAAAGCATGACGCTGGAAGATGCAATGAAAGCCAGGTACTTCAACATAAACGACCTTAGCCGTAGATCGGGAGTATCAAGGCCAACGATTTACAGTATTTTGGGCAAGCGAAAGAAGCAGAAAAGCTCCGTTCGGGTCGATACGCTTTTAAAAATCGCTAAGGCGTTGAATGCAAAAATAGTCATCAACGAGAAAAAGACGAACGGATTTGACATTGTTTTAAAAGAGGTGAAGAGAAATGAAAACTGTTAAAGGCACTGTATTGTGCTTTGTAAGCATATCCATCGCCGTTGCAGCACTTGGATGCGGGAATGCCATCAATGGCGCTTCCAATGGCTGGGGGATGCTTGGATATACGTTGCTGTCCGTGTCTATGCTTTTTACCGCTTTGATTCTCGCTATTATCGGTGTTAGCGCGGAGAATGAGAGAATCGAGCGTGAAAATCGAAAAATCAGACGTGTAGCCCACCACACCAACGAGTGGAGGGATGCTCAGTGAAATGCCCGATGTGCGGACAAGAAAGTGTCACGACTGTAGACACCAGGAACGAGGATGATTGTATCATCCGTAGAAAGCACTGCTTGAATAAAGAATGCGATTACCGGTGGTCTACCATTGAAATCGACACAAGCCAGTGGTACTCGGCTCTTCAAATCCAAGAGCACAGAAAGCAGAGAGGACGGCCCAGAAAGAATGATTAGCGTGAGCTTAGATAGATTCGGCAGCGTGACAGAACCGAAGGACGGCGTGTACTTTATGACCAACGAGCAGATGGCAGAAGCCAAAGAAGCTGACCGACTGGCTGAAATCGAGGACTTGCAGTCTGAAATCGAGGACAGGGAAGCAGAGCTGAAAGACCTTCGTGCACAGTTGGCAGAACTGATGGCTGGTTGATTTTGTACAGCCGTGTTAAGCCAAAGAAAGAACAATGAAGCCTAATGAAGCCGAAGAAAGGAAACGTATGGACAACAGCAAAATCCACGAAGCTCTGATGGCTGTTCAATCAGAGCTGAAAGCCCCGAAGGGGCAGATGAACAAGTTCGGTGGATACAAGTACCGCTCGTGCGAGGACATTCTCGAAGCGGTCAAGCCCATCTTGAAAGCGCACAGCCTTGTGCTACGGCTTTCCGACAAGCCTGTTATCGTTGATAGCTGGCATTATATCGAAGCCACTGCAACGGTTGAATCGCAGGATGGTGCCACCTACACGGTGACTGCATACGCTCGTGAGCCTGAGTTTAAGAAGGGCATGGACGATTCGCAGATTACCGGCACTGCAAGCAGCTACGCTAGAAAGTACGCTCTGAACGGTCTGTTCTGCATTGACGATACGAAGGATGCTGACACGGACGAGTATCAGAAGCAGACCGCCAGAGGAGCAAGAAAACCTGAGCAGGAACCAGCACAACAGGAAGAAATCCCGCCCTGTGCTTGCTGTGGAAAACCGTTGCAGCCTGCGCGGTACAACAACCGTACCAGAACTCCGCTAGAAATAAAGCGGATTACTGAAAAGAAATTTGGGCGCGTCCTGTGTTGGGACTGTGCCCAGAAACAGCCGAAGGAGGGCTAAACAATGCTCAACTCTATCGCAATTCAGGGTCGTCTGGTTCACACGCCAGAAGCTAAGGTCACGAAGTCCGGCAAGGATGTTTGCACGTTCAGCATTGCTTGCGACCGTCAGAGCGGCGGTCAGAAGGAAACCGACTTCTTCAACTGCACTGCATTTGGTAATACGGCACTGTTTGTTTCCAAGTGGTTCCAGAAGGGCAGCCTGATTCTGGTGACTGGTAGCATCCAGACCCGGAAGTATACCGACAAGCAGGGAAACAACCGCACCGCAACGGAAATCATGGCGAACAAGGTTGACTTCTGCGGTGGCAAGTCTGACAGCAAGCCCACCGATCGGGCGCAGGATGCACCGCAGAACTACTCTCAGGGCAACGCAGATGACTTCTCTGTGATTGACGAGGACGATGGGTCATTGCCGTTTTGAGGTGTCAGCACATGGGGCACGCATTTGGCGAGCATTGGACACAAGAGAAGATTCTCCAATCCGTAAAAGATTGCATGGATGCTACTGGGTTGACCAGAATGCCATCAAGAAGCGAATTGAGCGGGTACTACGGTAACAACAAAGTAACAAATGCCATTAAGCGGTTTCCGGGTGGCTACTACAAGGTGGCTGAACTTCTCAAAGTCGAGATGAAGGAAAGCGAAACTCAGTTTGGAAAATACGGAGAAGAACTTGCAATAAAATTGCTGGAAGAACATGGATTTTCCGTTGAACGGATGACCACCAGATATGCTTACGACCTTTATGTTAATGGAAGCGTTAAGGTTGATGTGAAAACAGCGAGACCGAGCAGGGCAAACAAGAGCTTTTGCTATTCGTTCAATCTTGAAAAACGATTCCCTACTTGCGATGTTTATTTCCTAATCGCAAAAAACGAAGAGAAGGAAAGCATTTACATAGTTCCTGCTTCCATTAACCAGACGCAGATTGGTCTTGGAACTGGAACGACTGTGTACAGCAAATATCAAGACCGATATGACATTATCACTGATATGAGCAAGGCTTTCGCTTCGGCAAAGTCCTGATCTCCTACCTTATATAAAAGCTGCGCTATCTGGCTGGACGGGC